TTGCAGCACCCACTGCACTGGACACTGCCACTGTGGTGCTTCCAAGCCCGGCAACAACATTGCCATTCACCGGCGTGGTTGGCGGTATTGACAGCACTGGTGTCAGCACTTCATTTCCCATTGTTGCTGTCACTTGCAACATTGAAAACAGCTATTCTGGTTCTACTGCTGGCGCAATTATTCGTCAGAAAGGTTCCCACAAATTCCTAGTGGCAACTACCACTGGTATTGATCCTGCAAATGCTGTAGTTGGCGTTGCTCTTCAAATTGAAGCACTGGGCGATACAGACTGGCAGGCCATGGGTGCGCCATTTGGCGCCGCAGTTGGCACCCTGTTCACTGCAACAGCAGCCGCTGGCGCCAGCACAACTGGCACAGCATATGAAGTTGGTCAGTGTGTGTTGGCCAATGATGCAACTCCAGCTGCTGGTGACATGAACATCACCATGGCAGTCAACAGTGACAGTACTGCTGTGTATATCAGCAAGTTGACCAACAAGTTTGTACAAGACTTCAACGGCGGTGCTGCTGGCGGCAATGCCTACACTGGCGACGTTTGGGCATACACAGATGTAGTTGACGACATTGAATATGCAGCCAACTTCTTCACAGACGAATCTACATTTGCTAAATCTGGTGCAGAAGTTGCTACCTGGGCAGGTACTAACCAAAACAGTGATGGTACTTTAAACCTTGCACAAATTGACAAGACAACCTAATAGTTTAGTTAGGTAATTTTCAACAGCTGATCCCTGCAGTTAAATACTGTGGGGATTTTTTATGACAGTAGCATTTGTGTTGGGCAACGGCGTCAGCAGGTCTGGCCTTCCGTTGAAGCAGATTCAAAAATTGGGAAAAATTTACGGGTGCAATGCTCTTTACAGAGAGTTTGCACCTGACGTTCTTGTGGCCACAGATCGTGCAATATCTCAACGAATACAAGAAACAGGATACTCTGCTAAGAATAAATTTTATACTCGCAAGCCCATGGACGGCCTGGGCGCTTTGCGTGTACCGCAAGAATATTATGGATTCAGTTCGGGTCCAAATGCAGTGGGCATTGCAGCCTTGGATCAGCACAATAAAATTTATATCCTGGGATTTGACATGGGACCAAGTGTACACAATCAATTCAACAACATATACGAAGGCACAGAGTTTTACAAGCCATCAGGATCCTCTCCTACTTATACAGGAAATTGGGTAAAACAGCTGGCAAAAATAACAAAAGATTTTTCAAAAACCCAATTTATTCGTGTCTGCGGCAATACCACAGCACGATTACCGGTCCTGGACAACATTGCAAATTTGTCCCATGAGGATTTAGCCACCTTTCAAATGCGGATAAATAATCAAAAGGATCTATAAATGGCTACAGTAAAAAACACCAGCGACGACTACACTATCACAGTAGCAGATGGTCTTGGCCTGTTGACCATCAACGCTGATCTTGACGTGGTTGGCAACATCACATACATTGACTCCACGGAGCTTAGAGTCACAGACCCGTTTATCACAGTGGCCTACGACAACAACGGTGCAATACAAAGCATGGGCCTGGTGGCTCAAAAATCCACCACTACCTATGCAGGCCTGCGTTTCAACACAGTGTCAGGTGATTGGGAAATTAGTCCTGCAGTTGCAGCAGACGGTGCTCCGATAACAGCATATTCAACTATAGCGTCCGGCAGCGGCACATCGCCGGGTGCTCCGGTTAATTCAGTACAGTTCAACGGAGCAGGTGCATTCACAGGCAATGCAGCATTTACCTTTGATGCAGGCAATGCCAAAGTAAACATAACAGGACAATTGGTGTTGGCCAACATAGTATCAACGCCTGCTACAACATCAAATGTGGCAGCACTGTATAACAAACAAGTTGGATCCGGCGGCACAGGCGTTTATGTCATAAGTCCCGCAGTCAACGACGAACTGGTTAGCAAAACCAAAGCAATTGTATTTGGCATTATATTTTAAGGAATCAACATGGCAATCACCAACACTCGGTTAGATAATACCAACCCAACCACTGTATTTGCAGCGTCAGGCCAACAAGCTATCACGGTAATGTATTTTTGTAACACAACTTCAACCACCTGCTTGATAGATGTGTTTGTGATCAACAGCGACGACAGCACTGGTGCTGCGTTCAGTAATATGGTATATTCGTCTCTTGAACTTACAGCAAATGAAACATATGTTATATCATTGGAAAAACTCATACTTGACAACGGTGATTTGGTCGAGGTAGAAGCCAGCGTAGCAGATTGTGTCACTGTGACAGTGAGTTCAATCGCTGTGTAACATGGGAAACTGGACAAAAAATCGTGTGTTGGAATCCGGCAGCACTTCGGTTGTCATGCCGTCTGGCAGTTCTGGGAATCGTCCACTGGACCCTACTTTTGGTCAGTTCAGATTCAATACCGACACTGCCAGTGTAGAATTTTACAACGGATCAGTCTGGGTGACATTGGCCAATGGCGGCGGCGTATCATACACTGTTGACAGTTTCGTCGGCGACGGCAGCACCACTGTGTTCACAATGTCTATCCCTGAAAGTCAGGCATCACAACTTATTGTATTTGTGGGCAGCGTCTATCAAATACCCACTACAAACTACACTGTCAACGGCAGTTTCAGCATCACATTCAGCAGTGCTCCGCCAAATGGATTACCAATCAATGTAATTCACAGCACCAGTTAACTAACTAAATACCCTATTAGGGAAAAATCAATGGCTATTAGTAAAATTGCAGGGCAGATGTTGAAAGACAATCTCGAAAGAGATGGTGCTAATCTGGCAATTTCTGACACTGTGGCCGACATTCCAGTGGTGTTTGTTGACATAGCCAACAGTCGTGTTGGAGTCAACACTGCAACTCCAGATGTGGCATTGGATGTTGTGGGAAATATACTGGCAGGAAATGTTACTGCAACATCGTTAAATTCAACAGGCACATCAAATGTTGCTGCTATAGTAGTACAAGGCAACGCCACTGTCAGCGGCAATGTTGTTGTTGGTAATATTATAATTCGGGCGACCGGTAACATCAGCGCCGGCAATGTTAATATTAATAATCTGGCAGAACCAGTGGCCAACAGTGATGCCACAACCAAATTCTATGTAGATCAAACCATAGGCAATGTAGCTGGCAATATCACTGGTAATTTAATTCCGCTTGGTACTCCATTGGACAGCAGCCTTACTATCAATGTAGCATACCCAGGATGGACCACAGCAACTTTTGTCACTGACAGTATTGATGATCTAAACCAAGTTGCGTTAAACATTGCCAATGGAACCTATGTTGGCCGTGCAGCACTGACCGGCACACCCACTGCTGGCCCCAGTCCAATGGCAGTGACCTTTACTGGAACATACATCGGAAATCCAACCAATTTCTTGTGGGACTTTGGAGATGGAAACACCAGTGCCACCGGCAATGTTGTTGCTCATACCTACAGTAATGTAACTGGCGGACAATTTGATGTAACTTTTACTGCGTTTAACTCAAACGGCACATACTCTGGCAATGCTGCACTTGGAGCAAAAGGGTCTACGTCAACTGCGACTAATCTGGATTATATCACATTGTTTACTCCGATGCCAATTGCATCCTACACAGTTAGCCCGGCTAATGCAAGCATAGATACAGGCAGCAGTATTACATTAACCAATACCAGTCAGTTTGCCACATCTTATTCGATCAACTATGGCGATGGTAATATTGTTGATCCTGGCAATAGTTTTACTACCAATAGTCACAGTTATGTGTCATCGGCAGCAAATACTGATACAATTTACTTGGCCAATTTAACAGCCATAAATCAAACAGCTGGCAACATTGGCAATGCTCCATTCAGTAATACTTCAACCAACACCACGGTCAAAGTTTTCACACAACAAAGTCCTGCGGTCACTGCCAATGTTGCAACAACCATCAACTACCTGTCTACGTCTGGCGGAGTGGTAAGTTTCCGCAACGACACACCTGGATCTCCGGGCAACACAGCCAGTTTTGGCGCTCAACAGTTGTACAACTTTCAATGGGGCGACAGCACAGCCAACAGCAACATCAATATTCAAACTGGGCTGGCCGGTAATCCCAGCGCAGCCAATATTACCCATACCTTTGCTCTTACTTCAGTGGAACAAAATGCTGCAACCACAGTGAACCGTGTGGCAAATCTTTGGTTGTACACCGGCTTTAGTACCAGCCCGTTCAAGTCCAGCAATGTGGCCATTTCTATTGAGCCTGAAGTCAGAGCCAACTTTATAGGAACCAGTAACACACAAACCGATGCCACAGGATTTACCGCCAACGCACAGGTTGGATATCTGTACACCGACTACAACAGTCTTGATCGCAGCCTGTTCAACTTTCAGAACACTACATCACCCAATGTGGCCTTCACTGGCAATGTGTTCAATTGGACCTGGGGCGACACCACTAGCAATATTGGATTAATAACTTTTGCCAACATTTCACATTCATACCAAAGTGCCGTGGGGTCTCCAACCACCGGAATCAAAACTGTAGCCTTACAGGCCAATGGCACACCTGGAACCATATCACAAACCAGCACACAAACTCGAACAGCATACATCACAATTTTAGCCAATCCTACAGCACCCACTAATCTCAGCGGATTTAGTAATGTGACTATAACCACAGCCAGTCAAGGAACCAGTCCACTGTTGGCCGCCGGCGCAGCAGACAACACCGGTGGCAATATTTTGGCCAACGGCACATCAGTTACTCGAATAGCCACTACCACACCAGTTGCCACTGGCACACAAGTTCAAAATGCCAACACTGCTACCACAGGAACATTGACTGCATTCGTCAACAATATAGCTGCCGGCAATGTGACATTTACCACAGGCGGAAACACAGTGGGCACAGCAGGCGCATTGATAGTGTCAGCTGATCGAGATCTGCATGTGGCCAATGCCGCAGTGCCCACAGGATTCTACAAGGTATTTTCAGCCACCATCAGCAATACACTGGCCAGTTTGGGCACGGGCTACAATGATTTTCAACTTAGACACACAGTGTCGGGCAACACCAACGCAGTGGGCATGGTCAAAGACAACTTGAATTCGGCACCAACTCTGACCACGGCCAATGTCATAATGGTTGAGGCCACTGCAGGAACTTATGCATATATTTCCGGTATACCCTATTACAGTGCCACAGGTTCGCCGGCCATCACAGTGGCCAACTTGCAAATGTCCAATTTTACAGGACAAACATTTAGAAGTGCAACTCCGTTTAGTCTGGCATCCGGAACCAATTATGAAGGCTCAGGCTCAATCATAGCCTTACAGACCAAAACTCTAGCACAGATTGATGGCACAACCACTATGCTGACCGGTAGTAATGTCAATGCCAACATAGGTATTGCGTCAAACTACACCATGGGCAATATTAATGTCTTGATCAACGGAGCAGTGAACAGTGTAAGCACCGTGGCTGCCAACATATTCAATGTGATTGGCACCAGTACCACAGTACAATTGCCAACTAAAATACAGGTCAATGCCACAGCCAATACTGGCATCGGCGAAGGTAATATTCCGGTCAGTGTCACCCTGGGATCTGTGTTTACTGATGTAGGACTACGCATAACTGGCTTTGGTTCAGCAGCCAACACACCAGCATTCAACGGAGCTGTCAACAATTATACCGCCAATGTATGGAGCGGCGTACAAACTATTGCAGGCACACAAGAAGCAGTTGACCGATATGGTGTAGTTCGACACTATGTGACCGATCTAAGCACAGGATATTTGCCAGTAGGGCCTGATCTTGCCACAGGTCGCAGTGGATTACAATACTTTACTTTTGCATTCCGCAGAGCCACCATGGCCAACTTTGACATCAGACTAACAACCACTACAGGTATTGCGGGCCTGTTCATTGCAGCGCCAGGAACAACAATTGACACTGGTGGATTCTCGTCGCCCACTCCGGGTTTTCCGGGTCCAACAAGCAGTCTCAATGGATGGTTGAACTGTTCATTACAGTATAACGGATCTGGTGTGCCTGGAGCAACTACTGCATCAGGCGGCAACGGCACCAATGGTGTAGCCTTGACTGGTGCCGACGTGGTGCCGCTCAACTCGGCCATTGCCAATGTGAGTTATACCATGACCTTGGGTTCGCAAAACTCAAGCAACAGCACAGGCAATAATATTTTAGTTCGCATAGCATTGAACACCAATCAAACTATTACTGCGCTTTCGATAGGAGATGCTGCGTAATGGCTGCTTCATTTAACGAAAGTCAGAAACTTGATTTCTTGTACAAGAAACTGGGCTATGGAGTGGCCAAAACTTCTATACCTCCACCGGGTTCTGGTTCCAAAGAAGCCTTTAACGAAAGCATAGCCAGCCCGCTGTTGTATCGTGGCGACTTGGTCTGGAGAGATAGCGGTGATATTCCTGCTAGCCCACCCAGTGATACTACAGCAATTGTGGAAGTTTACAAAGACGGTGCCGGCAGCTATAGCCCCACAGTGCAGTGTACCGAAGATTTAACATCGCCGGACAATCAAACTTGGAAAACCAATCTTGCCAACTGGATACCCACTCAGTTTGGCGATAATTATTTGGTAGTGGTGTTTGTGGATGTCACTGGATCTACAACTCCACAAACCACTGGCACCAGACTGTTTCAAACTGGTTCTGGCAGTGACGACACATGGTTCTTTGATTATCAAGCTGGTATCTTGAACTTTAACGGTGCTGCAATTCCGTCAGTGATTGCCAGCGGCATTTCAGGTAAATCTGTATTCATTGTGGGCTACAGATATGTGGGACCATTTGGGGTAGGTGGCGACACTGGAAATATTACTTTCAGCGGCGATACAATTTCCAACAGTCAGGCCAATGGCAATATAATTTTAGAAGCCACCGGAACTGGAATAGTGCAAATTGACGGAACTGCAGGTTTTTCAATTCCCGTTGGCAACACAGCTCAACGTCCAGATCCGGCCATTGCAGGAACATTACGATTCAACACAGTCACAGGTATTGTGGAAATCTACACAGGAACTGCGTGGCAAGGTGCTGGCGAAGTAATAGCATCCATTACCAATCAAACAATCACAGGCGACGGCAGCACTGCTACTTTTACTCTGGATAATCCAGCCACCGCAGCCAGTATTTTGGTCACCATCAACGGTATTAATCAAACTCCGGCAGTTGATTACACTGTGGCCAATGATGTAGACATAACATTTACCACAACGCCCATTACATCAGATGTGATACAGGTTCGATTTATTTCGCAAGTTACCACTGTTGCTTCGGTAACAAATGCCGGTGGAAACACGTCAGTCACGGCCACAGACAGTGGAAATATCAACTTTGAGATAAATAATTCCACAGTAGCACAGATAACCAATGCCAGCATATTGGATATCAGTGCCAGCCACAGCCTTCAATTGCCCACATACACAGTGGCAGAGGCCACTGGTCTAGCCAATGTAGCCGTCGGACAGGTGATCTATGTTTCCAACGGAGCAGGCGGATCTCCGTGTTTGGCGGTCTACAGCAGCAGCACCTGGAAGCAAGTTGCCATTGGCAACACCATCACAACCTAATGTAATTTCTCTCCTGACTAGTAGTTAATTTAATAACTGCCCAGTTGTGTTTCCTCACGATTTGGTAAATAGTATTGAAATACTTTGTGCGGTGAATTGTTTGCTGCCAGACACAGTAAAAAAACAGGAGTTTTAAATGGCTGTAACTAGAATTAAGAATAACCAGATCACTGATGCAACCATTGTTGCCAGTTCAAAACTGCTGGATTTTTCGATCAGCGCGGCAAAAATTGCCAATGATTTGACATACGGGTCAAATCTGACCATCACTGGAAACTTGACAGTTCAAGGCAATACCACTGCAATTGACACCAACATCACAACCATCGAAGATCCAGTTATTTTGCTGGCATCAACACAGACAGGCAATGCAGCAGTTGACATTGGTTTTATTGGACAACGCGGTTTACAAACAAATATTGCATTTGTGTGGGACGAAAGTCAAGGCGTTTTTGTAACAGCATTCACAGACACTGCTGAAACAGCAACAACACTCAACATCACTGCGTATGCCAGTACAAAAGTGTTGAATTCGCAAGTGACTGGCAATCTAGCCGTCACGGGCCTGAGCAATATTGCCAACTTGACAGTTGCTGCAAATTCCAGTGTGAGTTTTGGCAGCAATAAAATCAGCAATGTGGCTGATCCAGTGGGCGCTCAGGACGCAGCAACCAAAGCATATGTTGACAGTGAACTCAGTAGTTCTGATTTTAGTATCACTGACGGCACCACTACACAATCAATCATCGGTGGCGACACCATTGAATTTGAAGGCAGCACCAACATCACACTTGCAGTTGCTAATGTCAGCAACGTCATAAGCAGTGTCACTGCTACATTGACAAACGACGTCACTATCACTGGTAATTTAGGTGCTGGCACAGTCAGCTCAACTGGCACAGTTACCGGCGGCAATGTGGCCACAGGTGGAACAGTAAGTGCTACTGGCAACATTACCGGTGGTAATGTGGCCACAGGTGGTGCAATCAGCGCTGCTGCTACTATTACAGGTGGTAATTTGGCCACGGGCGGAACTGTAAGTTCAACTGGAACAGCTACTTTGGGCAATGTGGCTACGGGTGGAACCGTTAGCGCAACTGGTAACATCACTGGTGGCAACTTGGCCACAGGTGGCGCAATCAGCTCAACTGGCACAATTACAGGTGGCAACTTGGCCACAGGTGGAACAATCAGTTCAACCGGTACAGCTACTTTGGGTAATGTTGCCACAAATGGAACCGTCAGTGCTACCAGTTCTATCACAGGTGGCAGTATTGCCACAGGTGGAACAGTAAGTGCTACCAGCACAATCACCAGTGCTGCCACAATCACAGGTGGCAACTTGGCCACAGGTGGAACAGTCAGTTCAACTGGAACAGCTACTTTGGGCAATGTGGCCACAGGTGGAACAGTCAGTGCTGCTGGCACCATTACCGGTGGCAATGTCAGCGCAGGCAGTGGATTTATCTCCACAACTGGCAATGTGGTTGCTGGCAATGTCAACACAACAAGTATTGTTGGTGCCACAGTCACTGTCACATCTGCTGGTGCTATCACACTGGCTGGCAATACTATTGATGCCAGCAGTACAAGAATTATTAATCTGGCCACTCCAACTGGTGCCAACGATGCTGCCAACAAAGAATATGTTGACAGCGTGGCACAAGGATTGAACATCAAGGCATCAGTTCGTGTTGCAACTACTGATGCACTGCCAGCATATACCTACAACAATGGCACAGCTGGAGTTGGTGCAACCATCACTGCCAGCGCAGTTGGTGCATTGGTTGTGGATGGTCAAACACTCACAGTGGTAGGTACCAGAGTTTTGGTCAAGGACGAAGTAGGTGATGTATCAGGTGCAAACTCAGCATACAACGGCATCTACACATTGACCACAGTTGGCACCGTCAGCGTAGCATTTGTGTTGACTCGTTCATTGGACATGAACATAGCAGCAGAATTTGATGGTGCATTTACTTTTGTTTCTGTTGGTGCTGAATATGCAGACACTGGTTGGGTACAAACAGGTGAAATTGTCACAGTTGGCACAACTCCTGTGGTTTGGACACAGTTCTCTGGTGCTGGTCAATACCAAGCTGGCAACGGCCTTGCGCTGACAGGTACGGTATTCAGCGTCAATGTTGACGAAACCACAACCACAATCACAGGCGATGCTGTTGTTGTCAAAGTTGGTGCACAGTTTGTAACACCAAACATTGGTGCCGCAACCGGTACAAGTTTAAGTGTCACTGGTACAATCACTGGTGATGGCACTGTTACTGGTGGCAATATTGCCACAGCTGGCACTATCAGTTCAACTGGCACGGCCACATTAGGAAATGTTAATACTGGCGGTGCAATTAGTGCAGCCGGTACTGCTACAGCAGGTAATTTAGCCACAGGTGGAACTGTCAGCGCAACTGGAACTGCTACACTGGGCAATGTTGCTACAGGTGGAACAATCAGTGCAGCAAGTTCTATCACTGGTGGCAGTATTGCCACAGCTGGAACAATCAGCGCTACTGGTTCTATCACCAGTGCTACCACAATCACTGGTGGTAACTTGGCCACAGGTGGAACTGTCAGCTCAACTGGAACTGCCACAGTAGGTAATTTGGCCACTGGAGGCACTGTGAGTGCTACTGGCAACATCACAGGTGGTAATATTAGTACAGCTGGCACATTTGAAGCAGCAAGTTTGAGTGCTTCGGGCAACATCACCGGTGGTAATTTATTAACTGGTGGGTTGATCAGTGCTACTAGCACAATCACTAGTGCTGCTACCATCACAGGCGGCAATTTAGCAACTGGTGGAACAGTCAGTTCAACTGGTACTGCTACCCTGGGCAATGTGGCCACAGGTGGAACTGTAAGTTCAACAGGAACTGCTACATTAGGAAATGTGGCCACAGGTGGGACTGTCAGTGCAGCCGGTACTGCTACAGCAGGTAATATTGCAACTGGTGGAACTGTAAGTTCAACAGGCACAGCTACTTTAGGCAATGTGGCCACAGGTGGCACTGTGAGTGCCACTGGCAATATCACCGGCGGTAATATCACAACAGCCGGTACCAGCAGACTGGGCAACATTGTGATCAGCGGTGACGACATCACTGACACAAATGGCCGTGTAAACTTCAACACAGCCGGCGGCGATGTGGACTTTGCAGTCAACGGTGACACAGTGGCCAATGTGTTCTATGTGGATGCTGGCACAGGTACAACCAGTTTTGGCAGTGCTACACAAACCACCGGCGCTATCATAGCAATGAACACTAGTACATCGTTCTTGATGCCAGTTGGAAATATTGGTCAACGACCAGCCACTGGTGTAACTGGTATGTTGCGTTTCAACAGCCAAGAAAACTATGTGGAAGTGTTTGACAACACTGCATGGGCAGCAGTTGCTGCGCCTCCTATCACTGTGGTCACTGACGACCAGTTCAGCGGTGACGGCAGCAATGTGGCGTTTACATTGAGTGTGGCATCTACCACAGCCGGTACTATTGTTTCAATCAACGGTGTGGTACAGATTCCAACCACAGCCTACAGTGTGTCAGGTACAACACTGACATTCACAGAAGCTCCAGCAACAGGTGATGCAATTGACAGTCGTGTGTTTACTACCACCAGCAGTGTGACTCAGATAGAAAATGGCAACAGTGCTATTGAAATTCCAACATCCAATGGTAACATTGTTCTAGCTAGTAACGGCGCAACAGTGTTGACTGTGAGTCCTGGCCTGGTAGATATTCAGGGCAACTTGACTGTGAGTGGCAACGCCACACTGAGCGGCAACATTCTAGGCGATAGAATACAAAACGGCACAACCAGTTTGGATATTCAAACAGCTGGCGGCAATGCCAACATCACAATTGGTGCCACCAGCAATGTGGCAGTGTTTACCACTGCTGGCTTGAATATAACTGGTACTGTCAGTGCAAACGGTACTGTCACCGGTGGTAACTTGGCCACAGGTGGAACAGTCAGTGCTACTGCCACAATCACTGGTGGTAATATTGCAACAGGTGGCACAGTCAGTTCAACTGCCACAATCACTGGTGGTAATATTGCAACAGGTGGCACAGTCAGTTCAACTGGTACAGCCACGCTAGGTAATGTGGCCACAGGTGGAACTGTTAGTGCAACTGGCAACATCACTGGTGGTAATTTACTCATAAGTGGCAGCATTAGTGATTCTGCACAACTAGACATACAAACCACTGCTAGCAATGCCAACATTGTACTCACACCAAATGGCACTGGTAATGTTAACTTTGGCAGCAATATTATGCCAACTGCCAATGCCACAGCCAATATTGGCAGTGCTACATTGAGCTTCAACACTGTGTTTGCCAAAGCAACATCAGCACAATACGCTGACTTGGCAGAGAAGTATGCAGCGGATGCTGTGTACGCTCCAGGCACAGTGGTGTCGTTTGGTGGTGATGCAGAAGTCACTGCCAGTACCGATGCTGACAGTCGTGTAGCAGGTGTGGTCAGTACAAACCCAAGTTACATCATGAACAGCGGATTACAAGCTGAACATGCTGTTACAGTGGCGTTGACAGGTCGTGTACCAACTCGTGTAACAGGCACAGTACGCAAAGGTGATCTAATGGTAAGTGCTGGCAACGGACTTGCCCGCGCCGAAGCTGCTCCTGCACCAGGTACAATCATTGGTAAAGCACTGGCCAACCATGACGGTGCTGAAGGTGCTATTGAAGTGGTTGTAGGACGCTTCTAAAACAGGTAACGCTGTACAGGATAGGGTCTTCGGACCCTATTCTCTTGGCTAAATATAGCTAACAAACTGGAAAAAATCAATGGGATTAACTAGACCTCGCGCTGCACAGATATTTGATTTAGATTACAAACAGGCAACCCGTGTGATCACGGTGGCTAATGTGACCTTGACCGGCGGCGCCCCAGCAGTGGTTGATGGTGTCAGTTTGGTCTTGAACGATCGTGTATTGGTCACGGGTCAGACCACAGCCAGTCAAAACGGTCTGTATGATGTAACTGTGGTGGGTGTGGGATCTGACGGCACCTGGGCTAGAACCAGTGACGGCAATGCAACAGGTGAAATTCTTGCTGGCATGATTGTGATGGTGACCGAAGGTGCTATCTATGCTGACACACAGTGGAAACTGACCACAGACAATCCTATCATAATAGGAACCACTGGGTTAACTTTTGTAATTAATATTTTAAGCAGCGTTGGCGGCGCCAACACACAAGTACAGGTCAATGACGGCGGCACATTGGCAGGATTTAGTAATTTTGTGTTTGATAAAACTTCAAACATACTGTCAGTTACTGGAAATATCAGCGGCAACTATTTTTTAGGCAACGGCAGCCAACTGAGTGGTATTATCACCACAGTTGATGCAAACACACTCATTGGTAATACACTATCATCCAACATAGTAAACTCAAGTTTAACATCGGTTGGCACCCTGGGATCATTGAGTGTAACAGGAAATACTACCAGTGGCAATTTACTAACTGGTGGTTTGATTTCAGCAACTGGCAACATCACTGGTGGCAACATCACCGGTGGCAACTTGACTACCACTGGATTGATTACTGCCACAGGTAATGTAACGGGTGGAAACATTGTTACAGCTGGACTCGTAACAGCTACTGGAAATGTCACCGGTAACTTTTTTCTGGGCAACGGATCACTTCTCACTGGTATATCCGCCAGCAGTGCTAATATTAACAACGGAACCAGTAACGTCACAGTAGTGTCGTCAGGTGGCAACGTTACCGTGGGCATTGGCGGCTACAGCAATGTTGCGGTTTTTGGTGTCAATACACTTAGTTTAGGCGGACCATTTGCTACGCCAAAAACAATCAATGCCAATGTCTCTGTATCAACTAATGTTAATGCAGTGTTGGTTAGTCCGGTAATTGTTGACAGTTTAGGCAATATTTTTGTTCCTGACAGCTCTACCCTGACTATTTTTACCCCAATTTAACTATAAATATGTAAAATAAAGGAATACGAAATGGCAATTACTTTAGACGGCACAACTGGAATATCTGCATCTGGAAATATCACAGCGGCCGGAACTCTCACAGTAGGAACATTCAATCCCGCTAGTGTAAACTCAGGTGGCAATCTTACTGGTGGGAATATCTTAACAGGTGGATTAATATCAGCCACCGGCGGGGTAACTGCTGCATCGTTCACTGGATCTGGTAGTGGGTTGACATCAATTACAGGTGCTAACGTCACAGGCACAGTGGCCAACGCTACATATGCAACTAGTGCAGGCAGTGCAACCACAGCTGGTACAGTGACCACAGCAGCTCAGGCCAATATTACCTCAGTTGGTACACTGACAAGTTTATCAGTAACTGGCACTGCCACACTAGGTAATGTTGCTACAGGTGGAACAGTCAGTTCAACTGGCAACATTACCGGTGGTAATGTACTGGGCGGAGCCAATGTCAATGCAACCACTCACACAGGCACTACTGTATCGGTAACTAGCACAATCACAGGTGGCAACTTGACAGTGACAACTGGTAACATCACTGGCGGCAATTTAATTATAAGTGGTGCAATTCAAGACTCTGGTCAATTGGATATACAGACCACTGCCGGTAATGCCAATATTGTATTGACCCCCAATGGCACTGGTAATGTCAACATCAGCGCCAACATTATGCCAACAGCCAATGCCACAGCCAATATTGGCAGTGCCACATCAAGTTTCAACACCGTATTTGCCAAAGCAACATCAGCACAATACGCTGACTTGGCAGAAAATTATCTAGCTGATGCTGCGTACACACCAGGAACTGTGGTTGAATTTGGCGGCAACAACGAAGTTACAGTATCTACTGTGGACCACAGTACAGCCGTTGCTGGTATTGTCAGTACAGATCCTGCTTATTTGATGAATTCACATTTGCAAGGCATTTATACTGTGGCTGTTGCTTTGATCGGTCGTGTGCCGTGTCTGGTGCAAGGACCCGTGAAAAAAGGATCTGTACTGGTCACTGGCACAGTTCCTGGAACAGCCATGGCCATTGATAATTTGAAATTTAAACCAGGCTGTGTGGTTGGCAAGTCAATGGAAATAATTGATTCCGTTGATGTAAAAATCATTGAAGTGGCTGTTGGACGATTATGATCACGGCTCAATATCGCAGTGACTACGAAGGTGAATTTGTAATCACCGAAAGTCGATGGTCTGGCGGTAAAAAAACTCAAGCCAGAGAATGGATTGCTAATCCGATTGCCAACCAACACATCAGTGGCCGAGCTGCATGCATTGCCAGCAGCATTGACAAAGAAAATTTTGATTACAAAAAATTAGAACGGCATCGCGGCGGCCTGTTGGGTTCAAAAAAACTGCAAACATACGGAACCGGAGCCATCACAAAAGAAATGCGATTGGACTTTGCTGTTGAGATTGACAAAGTGATTATCCAAGACATATTGGATCGCGGATACTCCACTGACAACATTGTGTACACCACCACAAGAAGTTGTTTGGTAAATCCCGGTGAGTTTTATTTGATACCATACAACACGCTGATGGCCATGGAAGCATTGGTATTATGGTTGGCAGCATTTGACGGACACAAAGAAATCTTCATGCTGGGCTACAACAACTTGACACCGGGAACCACCAGTGAATGGATGTCACATGTGAATTCAGTGATTGCTGCATTTCCGTCGGTGAAATTTATATTGGCCGGCGAAGAAACTATCATGCCACGAGACTGGCGAAAAAATGCCAATGTTTCTTGTATAAATTATCGAGAGTTTGTCACTCATTGCGATGTTTGACCGCCGTTTTCAACTGTGGCCATTTTGTTGCGCACAGCATCAAAATTCACAGTTGACCACAGTCCTGGATGCATGGGTCTAGGCCATGTGCCACTGGCAATCCAGGCCCAGCCAATGTGTTCGTCGTTTAAGGTTGGTGCAAATTCTTCTGCAACACTGCAAAAGAATGTGTGATAAGAAAATCCACCATCAGCACTGGTAAACTTCTCAATGGGAACCAGTTTTATATAATCCGGCATTGAGCCCAATTCTTCTTCGCACTCGCGAATCATTGCTTGCATAAGTGTTTCGTGTTCTTCAATTTTGCCACCCGGCAAGCCCCACGAATCTGGATGCCGAGTATCATTGCGCATGAGATATAGATATCGCTGTGTGCTTATGCTGTAAAACCAAACACCTACTGCCACCTGTGTCATAACACTATCCGCCATTGACCGCCTGGATACAGGCCTTGGTAACTCTTGACCCAAGTCGCTCCGGTCCACTTGTACTGTATCACAGTGGTGATGTTGGTGACATATTGCATATTGTCCGGGCTTGATGTGTTGTCAAACACCACTTGCCAACGCCCATCAATGTATTCAATGATATCGTTGGCTCGTGCCGTCAACGGCTGTCCTGTTGCACCAGTCCATGCTGCTGCACTGCCGTTGTTGCTGCCAGTGTTTTCGGTCAACAAGTATCGTTGTCCTGCGGCTGCTGCCGGTAATCCGGTACCAGGACCACTGCGCAACGGATCAATTACCGAGCGCACCGGAGATAGAGTATTTTGTGGTTTGGTGTCTTCGTCGATGGTAAACAGCATAAAGCGATCGTCACTGGGATCGTACGCCACTGTGCCAGCAACTTCTGTGCCGTCTGGTTGTTCTAAAAATATCTGGCTGATGCCGGGCCGCAACACACCATATGAACCGATCAATGCGGTCCATAGCAGGTTACTGGCCGGTGAGTCAGGCGGTGTCAAACTGGAGTTGGGTTGATCTACCACAGCACTTGGGCGCAATGCTTGTAATTTGTTGCCAATCAGCAAGGTTTGATAATCCCACGGCGTAATTACCAGTCGTGTTCCCAACAACAAATCATTGTCCAACACTGCATTGGCAGCATCACCATTGGCATCATGTATGTTGGAGATTATTCGTTCAACAACACCCAACTTTTTAACTTTGGCAGGGCTACTGATCCAGATTGGCAATGAAAACGTCATTGTTGCAATATCAATAGCATCATTAGCTCCTACTGGCACTGTTCGGCTGCTCCATTGTGTTGACTCCAGCTGCACTATGCTTAGACTGGTCCAGTCAATGTAGTTGTCAGTGCTTTGTATTTCCAGCGCTGGATTAAACAACACAGCAATTTGCTCCAGCAGTTGCATTTTTTGATTGGTATTGGATGTCCATATATCCAACTTGAGAGTGAGTTTGTATGGCACCGGCATCAAGCGTTCAATTGTGAATGCATTGCCCTGTGTAGTTTCGTATGTTTGAGTGTTGTCGTCGTAGGTGCGTTGGCGCACAGCAATGTTGTTTACAAAATACGGTTCTTGCATTCTGGGACGATCGTAATCA